CTGGCAGCCAACGCATTAACATTAGCGATAAGCATGACGCATATAGAGGTAACCTTAAAAGTTATTCTGTTACTTATAAGTATCGGATACACAGTAACCAAGTGGGTAAAACTTAAAGAAAAGAAGTAATAATTATAACATGGGATACGCACAACCAGGATCACCTTTCTTAAAGGTAAGAAAAACTACTAAAGGTAAAGGTAGAAACTTTAGAACTACAGAAGAGGGTGCCGGTATGACAAGTGCTGGTGTTAGTAAGTATAAAAAAGAAAATCCAGGTAGTAAATTAAAAACTGCTGTAACTGGAGATGTAAAACCAGGAAGCAAAGACGCTAAACGTCGTAAATCTTTCTGCGCTAGATCAAAAGGTTGGACCGGTGAAAGAGGTAAAGCCGCTAGAAGAAGATGGAAATGCTAAACAAACATAACTAAAATGAAAAAGGGACATTACGGTGATTACACCGGAAACGCAAGACACTCAAGAAAAGAAGAAATGATTCACGATCGTGAATTAATATATGATGCTAAAAAACAATTACATCATGCAGACCAGGATTACAAAAGTGATTCACCAGCCCATAGAGCTTTGGTAGGAAATCAAGATAAACTTCCAGGTCATTTAAAAAAAGCTATATCTGACGCGCCAGCACGAATGAATGCTGATTTAAAATATGATCCAGTAAACGATAGAGCAGATTCTCCAATGTCTATGTATGGTAAAAAAGAAGGTTCACCAGCAAAAAACTCAGGATTAGGACCTAAAACTGCTGATACTCCAATGTTTAATTTAAATAAAGGATACACTCCGTTAAAAAACACAGGTATCGAAAGGGTATTTGGTGTAGACACTTCTATGAAAGGTATGGTTAAAGCGGCAATGCCAACTTCTAAGGCAACTTTAGGTTCTCCAGATACTAGTTATTCAGACAAAGGAGGTATAAATAGGTTTAGTGTAGGTAATTCAATAACTGAACCGAATAAGTCAACCTCAACAAACTCAACAGACCCAACCGCAAAGCTTGGCCCCGGTGAATCAACTAAAGAAGCTAGTCGTAATCTTTCTCGTAAAAGAGGTAAACAAGCTAGAACCGAAGCTAAACTAGCAAGAGCCGAGGCGGGAAGTAAAAAAGCTGGACGAATTAAAGGCAAACTAGCTAAAACAAACAGTCAAATTGGACATTTAGAATCCAAAATTAAAAACGCTAAAACCCCAAAAGGCTCAGGTGGATCAGGCGGTTCAGGCACAACTAGATCATCAGGATCAAGGGTTACTAATAACATCTATGTTAACAGTGCGGCGAAGATGAATGGTAGTCCACTTGATAACGTTGCTTGTAAGTATACTAAAAGAAAATAAATGAAATCACAAGGATTAGGAGACAGCATAGAAAAATTCACTAAAGCTACAGGTATTAAAACCTTTGTAGATAAAGTGTCTGATGGTCTCAATATACCTTGTGGATGCCAGCAAAGAAAAGAAACTTTAAATAAGGTTTTTCCTTACAAAAAATAATATATGGGCTTTATAATGAAAGGCGCTCCTTACTTTAACGATAACACTCCAATATACAGTATAGATATGGAAGATGGTGTTTTGGGTAAAGCTAATAATAATGGTACTATAGTTATTAATAAAGACATTAAAGACCCTAAGCAAATTGATGATGTTGTAGATCATGAAAAGGTTCATATAGATCAAATGAAAAGAGGTGATCTTGATTATGACGACAATAACGTTTATTGGAAAGGTAAAAAATACTCAAGAGCTTCAATGAAAGAAGGTGCTAAAAACCTTCCTTGGGAAAAAGAAGCATACACTAAAACTAAAAAATAATATTATGAGTTGGATGACTAAGCACGCTAAGAACTTACTTAGCACGATGCCTGTAGATGACAAAGCCAGTGCTTTAAATAATAACGGTAGAAAAAAAGCAGTAACGCTTGCTGAGCAAAATTTTAGAAGCGAAAGACGAATGTCTGGTTTTGGAGAAGACACTTCTTCTAACGACGCAAGATTTAAATCTGGTACAATACAACCGAAACCAAAAGCAGATCCTAAAATAAAAAAATAATGTGGAAAGTACTACTAGGTCTTTTAAAAGGAGGAGAAGGTAGGAAGTCTGTAGCTGGAGGTTTAGCTTGGGAAATAAGAGAAGCAATTAAAGGGAAAGAATTAGATCCTGAAAAATTAATAGAACTTCAAACCAAGATAAATCTAGCTGAAGCTTCACATCGCACATTATTTGTTGCCGGTTGGAGACCTTTTATAGGTTGGATATGTGGCTTTGCGTTGGCTTACAATTTTGTTATACGTGATTTATTTATATGGATAACAAAAACAACAGACGCACCACCACCATTACAAATGGAACACTTAATGACAGTACTGCTAGGAATGCTCGGGCTTGGCGGACTAAGAACATACGAGAAAATAAAAGATAAAGTAAAATAATTAAATTAAATTAAATGAAAAAAGTAGAAAGTAAAGAAGTAAGTAAAATTACAGACGAGCAATTAGAAGTAATTACAAAGCACCAAAAAGATTTAAACAAGTCTCTAACTAACATTGGTTTTTTAGAAACTCAAAAACATAGCTTACTACACGAGTATGCTGGTATTGTTGACGATATTGAAAAGTATAAAAAAGAACTTGAAGATGTTTACGGTGCCATTAACATTAATATAGAAGACGGTAGTTATACTGTTATTGAAAAAGAGAAATAGTGGATCACATCATAAGAAAAATCAGCATAGGTTCTGATTATAAAAATGATGCAATGCACTACGCCGTTGGACAGTCCGTATACGGAGGTCATACAATATGTGATATAATATTCGATTCTAAAGAGCAATCTTACAATATTCATATTAAAAAAAGCAACGAGATACTACCATGGAAAAAGTTTAATAAGAACATGGCTATATCTGTTGAATATGATTTAGAGTATTAATGAATAGTATTTATCAATTTATAATAAAACCTATAGGCGAAAGATACAATAACGAGTTAAAAGTTGGTAATAAAACACTAACTATTAACTCAAGTATCTCTAGTCATAAGTTTGTTAATAGACAAGCGGAAATAGTATCTGTTCCTTTGGCTTTTAAAACAAACTTAAAAAAAGGCGACAAAGTTATAGTGCATCATAATATATTTAGAAGGTATTATAACCAAAAAGGAAAATCTGTTAACAGCAGTAAGTACTTTAAAGATGATCTTTATTTCGCATCAGAAGATCAGATATACATGAAAAAAACTACAGACTCTTGGCAGACACTTAGAGACTATTGCTTTATAAAGCCAATAATAAATAAAGACAGTTCTAAGATAGATAAATTAAAGAAATGTGTTGGTATAATAAAATATAGCAATAGCTCCTTAGAAGACCTTAAAATGAACGTAGAAGACTTAATTGGCTTTAAAGCTAATAGAGAGTTTGAGTTCTTAATAGATGGCGAAGTTTTGTATTGTATGAAATCAAATGACATTTTAATCAAATATGAAAATAAAGGAAACGAAACTGAATATAATCCAAGCTGGGCAAATAGCAGTTGAAGAACTTATAAAGGTGGCGAAAGAAAAGATCGTAGACTCAGAAGATGATATCTCTGCTGACAGACTTAAAAACGCTGCTGCTACTAAAAAATTAGCTATATTTGATGCTTTTGAAATATTAGCTAGAATAGAAGCTGAGGAAAATATAATAAATGAAAAGCCAACAGAAAAGAAAGTAGAAACTTTCAAGGGTTTTGCTGAAGGAAGATCTAAGTAATGTACAAACAAAGCTTATATCACGTGGTAGAAGACCACATAAAGCCTAAAGTCGTTAATAGACTTAATAGGCTTAAAAAATGGAAATACGGTTACGACAAAGAACACGATGTTGTTGTAATCAGTAAAACAGGACAAATAGGAGAAGTATATAGTATACAAAACTTATTAATAGCCTTACCACTAGCTGAAGATGTTTATAAGTGCTCTAAAAAAATAACAGAGCAGCGATGGAATGTTTTAGATTATCCAGCTGAATTAAAAAGAATTAACACGGTATACGATTGGAATCAAAAGTCCGTAGCATTTAAAGAAAAGCACTATGACTATATTAACAAAGAGTTCGTTAAGCGTGAAGAAGGTTATTGGTACTACAACAAAGGTGTTGCTACTTATATTACTGGTTCTCACTACATGTACTTGCAGTGGACTAAAATTGATGTGGGGCACGCAGACTTTAGAGAGTCAAACAGATTATTCTATATATTCTGGGAGGCTTGCAAGGCAGATTCAAGATGCTACGGATTGTGCTACCTTAAGAATAGACGCTCAGGCTTCTCTTTCATGGCTTCATCGGACACCGTTAACCAGGCAACAATATCACGAGATGCAAGGTTTGGTATCCTTAGTAAATCAGGAGCTGATGCGAAAAAGATGTTTACCGATAAGGTGGTACCCATCTCAATCAACTATCCTTTCTTTTTCAAACCAATACAGGACGGAATGGAACGTCCCAAGACGGAGCTATCGTACAAAGTCCCGTCGAAGAGACTCACTCGCAATTCCATTAAGGAGACAACCGAGGATCTCCAGGCAGGTCTCGACACCACGATCGACTGGAAGAACACAGGGGACAACTCGTATGATGGAGAGAAACTCAAGCTCCTCGTCCACGATGAATCGGGTAAATGGGAGAGACCGGACAACATCCTCAACAACTGGCGTGTCACGAAAACAACATTAAGATTAGGTAGAAGAATCGTCGGTAAATGTATGATGGGTTCTACTTCAAACGCATTAGATAAAGGTGGAGAAAACTTTAAAAAGCTATACGAAGCTTCGAATGTCAACAAAAGAAACCGCAACGGTCAGACTAGCTCAGGACTATATAGTATGTTCGTACCTATGGAATGGAACTACGAAGGATACATTGATTCTTATGGACTACCTGTATTCGACACTCCAAAAAAACCAATCAAAGGTATTGATGGAGAAGACATCGACATCGGTGTAATATCGCATTGGGAAAACGAAGTTGATGGTTTAAAGGACGATCAAGATGGTTTAAATGAATACTATCGTCAGTTTCCAAGAACAGAGAAACACGCTTTCAGAGATGAAGCTAAGGAATCTTTGTTTAATTTGACTAAAATATACGAGCAAATAGACTATAATGAAGATCTTCGCAATACTAATGTAGTTACACAGGGTAATTTTCAATGGGAAGGTGGGATTAAAGATACTAGAGTAATGTTTGTACCTAATAAAAATGGCAGATTTCTAGTTAGTTGGGTTCCTCCAGTTGCACTACAGAATAGATACAATATAAAAAACAATATAAAATATCCAGGAAATGAACACTGTGGAGCATTTGGATGTGATAGTTATGATATATCTGGTACTGTTGATGGTAAAGGTTCTAAAGGATCTTTGCATGGATTAACTAAGTTTTCTATGGAAGATGTACCGCCAAACTTATTTTTTTTAGAATACATATCAAGACCGCAAACTGCTGATATATTTTTTGAAGACGTTTTAATGGCTTTGGTATTTTATGGTATGCCTATATTAGCAGAGAACAATAAGCCTAGATTATTATATTATATAAAAAGAAGAGGTTATAGAGGTTATTCTATGAATAGACCTGACAGGGTTATGCATAAATTATCAGTAACAGAAAGAGAAATAGGTGGTATACCTAATTCAAGTGAAGATATAAAACAAGCTCATGCAGCTGCTATTGAGGATTATATAGAAAACCACGTAGGATTAAAAACAGACGGATACGGTGACACATATTTTCAAAGAACCTTAGAAGACTGGGCTAAGTTTAATATAAATAACAGAACAAAACACGATGCTTCAATAAGCTCTGGTTTAGCTATAATGGCATGTAATAAACATAGATATTCACCTGTAGCAAAAAGAACAATCTCTAAAGTGTCTTTAGGATTCAGAAAATATAATAATACAGGTGCAAATTCAAAAATAATATAAATAAATGGTCTATACTAACAATAACAGCATCTTTCCAGATCAGGTGGTACCTGAAGAAGAAAAGAAATCATTTGAATATGGTTTAGCTGTTGGAAACGCTATTGAACAAGAATGGTTTAGAAACAACAGTGGACAGAATAGGTTTTCCTATAATTTCCAGAACTTTAATAGACTTAGGCTGTAC